GAATTGTAGGAGGCACGCCATGACCAGCCTTCGACAAATCCAAGATAAGTGCCTGCAGCCATATTGAGTGGCAAATCTGTAACCCGTAACGGCAAACCCATAAAAATGGCAATCAAGGCATCTCGGTCAGCATCATCGATTTCTGGGTTTGTAAGCTCAAAAGTAATTTGGTTGAAATTTGCTTGCGGATAAGCTCTAAGAGTTAGGTAAAACGCTGCCTGATCCTCGGCATCGGCTTGATGCTTAATGGTTGTTGTAATGATTTGAGCCAATTTGCCATATGACAAAATTGATTGAGCATCGCTATCTGTAACCTCGGAGTTTGAATTAGTGCCATATTTGATAACAATTTCATTTCTGATGTCACCAGCTCGAGTCTGCACAAAGAGTGAATTGGCTATTGCTTGAGCTGCTGATACATCGGTGTATCCATTGCTGGCCAAATAAATTGAGCGATGGTCTGCCGAGGCATAGGAGATTTGGCCTTGAGCGTTTTCGTAAATATAGCCCAATCCCGATGTTGCCAAAGCTGACACCAATGAATAAACATCAATAGTTGATGATGAGCGTTGTGCCAATTCATAGCTACCCGGTGTGTCAATTTCGCCCAATCCTGTGTTTTCGGCATCCTGCCATTGGGTCGTTGGATCATAGGTTGCCCATGTTAAAGCTGCTGGCACTTCATTCCATGAATTGACCAACAAATCCGTGAGAATGGTCAGAATTTGATCCCCATCAAAATCCTGTGTTAAAACGCCATCGGTCAAGGCTTTTGGCAATCTGGACAAAGCTCCAAGAGCTGTGATTGAAACCGATTGATTTATGCCAACCACACCGGAGGCAGCAATACCAATGCCAAAATCAACGACTGTGCCACCAAAAATTGGCACGAATGTAGCTGTGGAATTTTGCAATTCAATAGTCACCGAATCATTGATTTCAATGTCAATGTTGGATTGATCCAAATTGATTAGCTCAAGGCTCACATATCCGGCATTTGCTTGCTCGTAAATGTTTGTGCGCCCGGTGGTGATTGAAAGATTGGCCAACACATAATTGGTGTATTGAATGCCGCCAATTTTAACTCGCCAAACAGGATTAAAAATTGTCATAAATAAACCAGATTTGATGCACCATTTGTGCCTCTGAAAGTCGAATTATTTAAAGCATTGGCTGTTGCGCGGGCAAATCCTTCCTCATCAATAATTGATGGCGCATTGACATTAATTGTGACTGTTGGCGCATTTGATGCAGCCATGATTCCAGCTAATGAATTGGTATTTACTCCCGATGTGCCAAAGGCAAATGGCTGATTTGATGCAGCCATGATGCCTGCCAATGTTGTTGTGCCACTTGTAAAATTATCAAATGCACCAGCAACATCATCAACAACCTTTGTAACCTTTTTGGTTACAGCTGCTATACCCCCCGAACCGCCGGATGTGCTGCCTCCGGTTGTTCCACCTGTTAAGCCTCCACCACCAAGCGTTCCCCCGGTCAATCCTCCGCCTGTGAGTCCGCCTCCAGCTGAGCTACCACCACCTGAAATCGCACCGGGTGCGCCACCTGTGGCAAAACTACCGCTTCCACTACTTGAGCCAATTTTTCCAATTGGAGCAATATCTGCACCCGGCTTAATTAAATTGAAACCTTTAATTGCAATGTTGATTAAATCAATCGCCGTGTTGATTAAGCCTCGCAAAGCTCCAACAACATTTGCAAAGATATTCAAAACAACGCTTGCAATATCACCAATTAGGCTAAAAGCCTTACCAATGACAGTTCCAATAATTGGAGCTGCAGCTTTAATTACATCAAAGAAAGCTTCAAATTCATCTTTGTTTTCAACAATTGTTTTCTTTATTTTATCAAAAGCGGATTTAAAACCTTCAAAAATAGGTTGAACAAAGTTTTTTATGGAATTGGCAAGATTGGTTAAAGTGCCACTCATGCCTTCTTCATTTGATCCAAAAGCATCGGCAACCTTTTGCACAATTGGAATAACCTTTTCTGAAAAGAAATTGGCTAGTTGCAAAACAACCGGCAAAAGAGCATTGCCAATGGTCACTTTTGCATTCTCTAATTGAGCTGTAAGAATGCGTGTTTTGTTGGCCAATCCATCACTTGTGCGCTCAAAATCGCCTTGTGCTGCTCCGGTTTGTTTATAGATAAGAGCTTGAGCAGCCAAAACTTTTTGCTGTGGTGTCAAAGCCTCTTTGGTTGTTTTGATGATTCCCAATGACAATGCTTCTTGGCGCAATGATGCATCATCAAGCAAAACGCCATAAGCTCTTAAAGGTTCAGCCTCACCGCGTAGAGCTGAGCCAATTGCATTGATTGCTTGCTCCGGTGTGGTGTTGTTAAATGATGCAAGGTCGGATGACAGCTTTACAAAGTCAATTGAAAACTTGTTCAAATCCTGTCCGCTTAAACCGGCAGATTTTCCAAATGTGGCAAATGTAGCTGCTGCATCCAACGCCTGTTGTTTTGTTTGTCCAAGCGATGTTGCAGCACCATCAGCAAATTTTTCAATGTCTTTAGCGGTGGCACCGAATAAAACATTGACCTTTGAGATTGTTTCGCCTAAGTCGCTTGCAGCTTTTACAGCATCCACACCAACCTTGATAGCCATTGCTCCAGCTGCTGCAGCTACGGCTGCAAATGCCAATGCAGCTTTTTTGCTAAAATCTCCTATTTTGCCGGCAAATCCATCAACATCTTTTGATCCGGTGGTGAGCGATTTCTTTAGCTGATCTACATCAGCAAGAATCGAAAGCTTGAGTGTTCTACTTTGACCAGCCATCACCACTCCTTCAAAATCTTAGTAAATGCATTTTCCCACTCTGAAATGATATGTGGCTGCTCGGCGCGCAAGGTTGGATAGATGAAATATCCAGCTGACCCACCTCGAGCACCACGGCCCGACCACACCGGAAATTGTTTGTATTTATTGGAGCCAAATTCGTAACCGCCCCAAAGTTGCTGAGTTGTACCCCCACCACTAAATTTCTGAGACACAAAGCCAAATGACAATTCACCAATTTTTGATGATTTGCTTACCCGTGAGCCTTGAGCAATGCGTGATGCCGCTTTATTTGGCCGGCCACTAGCTGATGCAATAATTTTGGATTGCACATAAGTAGCCAAGCCATTTGAGACACCTTTGGCCTGTTCTACAGCTTTTTCATCCATGGCTTTAAAAGCTTTGACAATGCCGCGTAAATCACTCTTATCATAGCTAATCGGATCAACTGCCATTTTTAATCCTCAGTATCTCAAAAGCGGTCAAAATATCTTCGGCGGTTTGAAACTCTGATCGTGACAATCCTGTATGAATTGCCAACTCCCAAACAATCCGGTTTATTGATCCGGATTCGTAACTTTTGGGTTTTCGGTTTCTCCCATGTTTATGTCGGTCACAGTTTCGCACCACGCTTCAAATGGCTTGACAGGCTTTCCAGCTGCCTCGCGCTTGCTTGCGTGATACGCCAAAAACATCAAATCACCAATGCCCAATTTGTCGGCCACTTGCTGAATCGTGTTTCCGGTTTTCTGTTCCCACTTCATCCACTCCGGTGGGAGCGCGGTATATGTCGCGCTCTCCCCGGTGGTGAATTCAATTGTGATTGGTAGTTTCATGCTCCCGATTTCCTTTCGTTATGCCAACGCTGGTGTTGTCACACAAGTGAAGGTCATTGATACTGTCTGTGCATCTGGGGCTGTGCCTCCAGCTGATGGGAAAATTGGTTGCACAGTAAAATTGAAAGTGCTACCTGATTCAGCTTCTAGGATGACAGCCAAAGGTGTGTTTGGGTTTGCCTCAGCTGAATTCCAAAGCATTTCGCAAAGCGATGAGGCTACGCCCCAATCAGCAAGCATTTCCACGGCAAACGATCCTTGCGAATCGGTCGTGTAATATGCCTTGCCTTGTAAAGTCTGATATGTATTGATCGTTGAATCAACAGTTAAAATGGCTGATGTTGCTTGTGCATCAAAAGTATCCCCATCGATGCTGAAGCTCACATTTCTGCCGGTGATGATAGTGGTTGGCATTTTGTCTCCTATTGGTTGTAGTAGGTGGATACTTGGAGATCGGCCGTGAGGTACTTTCCGGCACCGACTTCCAAAGGTTGTGGCTGATTTACATTTCCGACTTCATAACCATTTGGCATTGCTGCAATGATTGAAATCATCAATGTTTCGAGATTGTCCAAAGCTGCGGCATTGTTGGCATAACCAACCACGCCAGTCACAGTCAAATTGACCTTGACTTTTGTAGTGTTTTTGCCGATCAAAACGCTTTCCAAATAAGGTGCATCCGGGATCAAGCAAATTGATGGGCTAGTCATTGTCTCTGGAATGCCGTTATACACATTGGCAGCAATGGTTGAAAGTGCTGTTTTCAATGGTGTGCGAATTGCGGATTCGATACTCATTGGCACATCGTTTCAACATCTATAAATGGGCCTAAAAGCCCAATAACTCTGTTTGTAAGGCTTCGGCCTAAAATGAAAGGTTGTGGCTGGAATGTGTCTGACATGATTTGATTGCCGGGAGCTGTGATGCTCTGAAATATCTCAACCGATACAACCAAAATGGCGTTTTCAATTGGTGGTGTGTTTGCATATAAAGCTGCTGCTGATGATCCGCTCAATGTCGCGCTTGCAGCTGGAATGAATGGCAATGGGTAAGTCCGGTCAGCTGCTGCTGTGGCAGCTGTGAATGTGTATGGCTCAATCCGATCATCGGTGACTGTATAAGTGCCATTGTATGTTCCGGCCCCGGTTACAACGACAGATTGCCCCGGAACAAAATAATTTGGCCGGATAGTTGTGAAATAAATGACGGAATTATCCACATTGGCAAATGTCACCGATGATTGGTATTGGGTCAGTAAAGGCAAAATTGTTTGTTCAGCTGAATCAATAAATGAATCAAGCTGTGCATCAGAATACAAGGAAACCGAGACACCAAGAATTGACCTTAGCTGTGAGGCTG